GCGAAGCAGACAGCAAAGAATCCCCTTTAACTAAAAAGCCAAAAGCAACTGTAGTAACTGGAGCAGGAACACCTGTTAAAGCTAACGACGGCGGCGAAGGCAAAAAAGGCGAATCAGCTAAAGACCATACACCAACTGATAACATCAAGGTTTTGCCTAAAAAGGCATAACTGAACTTTAAGGTATATTAATAGTGCGTAAGTTATACGAATATATGAGTCCAGAAGCCAGTAAGATTCAATTACTTGAATCTAATGACGGAAAGGATTTATTTATGGCTGGTTTATTCATCCAAGGCGATGTTAAAAATCAGAATGGCAGGGTTTATCCAAAAGATGAAATCCAACGTGCTGTTGAGAACGTTACAGCAAGATTATCAACTGGTGAGACTGTGATGGGTGAGTTAGATCACCCAGAAGAGTTACAAATTAACCTAGACAGAGTTAGTCATATCATTACAGAAATGCAATGTGATGGCAGTGATGGAATGGGTAAATTGAAAATTATCGATACACCGATGGGAAACATTGCAAGAGCTTTATTAAAAGCTGGTGCAAAGTTAGGAGTAAGTAGTAGAGGAAGTGGTAATGTTAATGAGTCAGGTCGTGTGTCTGATTTTGATATCATTACTGTTGATATTGTTGCTCAACCTTCGGCGCCCGATGCTTATCCAAAGACAATTTATGAGTCTTTGTTTAATATGGAAGGCGGTAGCATGTTACATGAGATCGCTAAAGACTATACACACGGAAACATTGGTGCTGAGAAGCATCTAACTAAACAAATCATTAATTTTATTAATGAATTAAAATTGAGGTAGGAGACTACTATGGCAGTAAATTTTGAGGACCTGATCGAGTCTAGTGATATTAACGAAGAAGTTCGTACAAGTATCGTTGAGGCATGGGAAAGTCGTCTTGCCGAAGCCAAAGAACAACTTACAGCAGAATTAAGAGAAGAGTTTGCTCAGAGATATGAGCATGACAAAGGTCTTATTGTTGAAGCAGTTGACGGTTTTATTCATCAGCGTATCGAAGCAGAAGTTGCCGAGATTGCTGAAGATAAAAAAGCTGTTGCTGGTGAAAGAGTTGCTTATAAAAAGGCTATCAGTGAACATAGCACAAAGCTAAACAAGTTTGTGTCTGAACAACTAGCAAAAGAGATTAAAGAGTTAAGAGCTGAACGTTCTAACGTTGCAGAACATGTAACTAAACTCGACGATTTTGTTGTTGAACAGCTGGCTGGAGAGCTTAAAGAATTCCATTCAGACAAGCAGGAACTAGTAGAGCAAAAAGTGAAAATGATGAGAGAAGGCAAAAAACAACTTGCTGAATCAAAATCAGACTTCATTAAACGTGCCGCTGATACAGTTGAAAAAACAGTAAACGCTATTGTAAAAGAGAACGTTTCCAGTTTTAAAGACGATATTACCGCCGCAAGAGAAAACGATTTTGGTCGTAGAATATTTGAATCATTTGCAAATGAGTATCGTTCAAGTTACTTGAATGAAACCTCTGATGTAAAAGACTTACAGAAAGAAATCGCAGACGTTAAGAAAACATTAGAAGAAACTAAAGCCCAAGCGGTAGCCACTGCTGAAGCAAAATCACTAGTTGAATCTAAGTTGAACGTAGCTAATGATTTAATGAATCGTAAAGATGCATTAAGTGAGCTACTTAAACCTCTTAGCAAAAGCAAAAAAGAATTAATGGTAGATTTACTCGAAAGTGTAAAGACTGAGAACTTAGAGAAGCAATTCAATAAGTATCTCCCATCTGTTTTAGATGGAGAAGTTCCAGCAGTAGAGAGTAGGAAAGCAATTAATGAATCAGTTGTGTCAACACACACTGGTAATAAAAACGTTCAGCCTTCATCGGAAGATGAACAGGACGTGGTTGAAATTAACCAAATCCGTAAATTAGCCGGACTTTCAAATTAGGAGATAAGAAATGGCAGAATTATTTGAGAGCAATTGGTCAGCTACCAAAGACGCACTTTTAGAAGGACTTAACGGTTCTAGAAAGAGTACTTTGGACGTAGTCCTGGAAAACACTAAAAGATATATTCAGGAATCAGCATCAAGTGGTGCTACACAGGCTGGCAACGTTGCTACATTAAACAAAGTAATGTTACCTCTAATCAGAAGGGTTATGCCTTCAGTTATAGCTAACGAACTTGTGGGCGTACAGCCTATGAGTGGCCCAGTTGGGCAAATCCACACACTAAGAACACGTTATGCCGAAGCGGCAACTGGCGTGAACCCAGGTGATGAGGCTCTTAGCCCATTTAAGATTGCTAACGCTTACTCAGGAAATCCAGACGCTACTGCAAGTAGTGAAGGAACTGCTGGTAAGAAATTAAGCATCCAAATCTTAAAACAAACAGTTGAAGCAAAAACAAGACGTCTATCTGCAAGATGGACATTTGAAGCGGCACAAGATGCTGAATCAATGCATGGTCTTGATGTTGAAGCTGAAATTATGCAGGCATTGGCACAAGAAATCGTAGTAGAAATTGACCAAGAAATTATTGGTTCACTAAGATCTCTAGCTGGCGCAGGTACTACCCTAGACTTTAACGCAGTAACTGGCACACAGACTTACGTCGGTGACAGACATGCGGTATTGGCTATTGAGATCAATAGAGCGGCGAATAGAATCGCGGCTAGAACTAGACGTGGCGCTGGTAACTATATTGTTGTTTCACCTGAAGCACTTACAATATTACAATCAGCATCTACTTCAACGTTCGCAAGAACTACTGAAGGTTCATTCGAAGCACCTACTAACACTAAACTAGCTGGAGTCCTTAATGGCTCTATCAAAGTTTTTGTTGATAGTTATGCGGCTGATGGAACTAAAGTACTTGTTGGATACAAAGGTTCATCAGAAACTGATGCTCCTGCGTTCTATTGTCCTTACATCCCATTAATGTCAACAGGTCCAGTAATGGATCCAAGTACATTTGAACCAGTAGTTTCGTTCATGACCAGATATGGTTACATTGAACTTACTAACACTGCTTCATCTTTGGGTAACGCGGCAGACTACGTTGACGCAATAACATTGTCAAACGTTGCATTCCAATAAGATTTATCTTAAAGGTCTAAAGAAACAAATTAAAAGCACACTTAGGTGTGCTTTTTTTTGACTTGAAAAAAATCCCGCAAGAAAGATAAATACAACTAAAGCAATTATTTAAATTTGTAGGATTTAGAATATAATGACAAAACAATCGAATTTTAACCCAGAATCGGATCTGAAAGTAAAAGGTAGTTTATCCGTAGACACCCATTTGGCGGTCACAGGTAATACTGTAATAACAGGAACGTTACAAGTTACAGGCGATACAACTTATCTTTCAGACACAGTAACACTTAACAATGCAAATGGTTATGTAATTAACGCTGACGCTGATTCAGGCACAGCATTCTTAGACATGCGTACTAACGTAGCAGACGCTAATGTGAGACTTGAATACGCTGGCGCAACTAACACCTTGCTAGTTAAAAATGATGATGGCACAGTTACTACACTGGGCGTAACAGGTGATGTCACAGCAAGTGCTACAATTACTGGTGCTACATTTACAGACGGCACAGCGACTATTACGGGCGGCGTAGGCACCGGTTTTACAAGTGTTACTTCAACAGAATTTGTTGGACACTTAACAGGACCAGTAACTGGTACAGCCACAATTGCAGACAAATTTACAAATGACAGAACATTAACACTCACAGGTGATGTTGCAGGTAGTATTGCACTAGGACTTAATGCTACAAGTTCAGCACCAAGCATGAGTGTAACAATACAAGCAAATTCAGTTGCATTAGGAACAGATACAACGGGTAACTATGTTGCAACAATTACAGGCGGCACAGGTTTAACGTCTACTGTAGTTACAGGTGAAAGCGTAACTCCAACTATTAACTTAGATAACACGGCAGTTACTCCAGCAACTTACGGAACAGCAGGATCAACAGGAACATTTACAGTTGACCAACAAGGCAGAATAACAAGCGGTGTAACAACACCTATAGTAATTACAGCATCACAAGTTTCTGACTTTACAACAGCCGCAGAACTACTTTTAAGTATCAGTGATGCAGGCGGAGACGGAAGTTTAGCATACAACAATACAACAGGTGTATTTACATACACTGGCCCAAGTGCTTCAGAAGTAAGAGCACACTTAACAGCTGGAACAGGCTTAACAGTT